AAACTGCCAAGACTTCCATAAGCCTGTTTTATCTTCTTGACCTTTAACCCATAACTTATAAAAGTCATTGGTTATTCCTTTTGGTGTACTTATTACAAATACACTTGCTCTTCGTTGTGGATCTGAAGTCATAGGTAATATAACCTCAGTAAATGCATCTTGTTTAATATAGGCAAACTCATCAAGCACAATAAATGTAGGTGATGGTGATATACCTCTTAAACTATCTGGTCTATCAAACCCTTTTAGGGTAATCTTGGATCCATTAATAAATCTTATTTCTAAATCTATTTCTCTGGCAAAACCATTTATATGATCTGTATGAACAAGACTTTTTAATGTTGTCCAAATAGATTCTCTTATCATTGAAACAGTAGGTCCAATAATTAAAGCTCTTCTACCTGGTTGTTCTAAACAATGTTGATATGCAGCAACACATGCTAAATATGATTTACCAACTCTTCTTCCACTAGCCATTACTTTAAACCTAGCAGGATTAATTAAAACTTCCTGTTGAAAGTCGAAAAGTTCTATTTTATGATTCATATTTATTATTTACTATATTTAGAATATATATCCAATGATTTGTTTAAATGCTCTCAGCTAGCTTGATCTAAAACTATTTGTTTTAATCTTTCAGCTCTTGGACCAACTTGTCTTGCCCATCGGCTATCCATCATTTCAACAGCCGCTTCAATCCACTGCTCATCATTAATGGCAGCTATAAATTTTTTAAATTTGCTTAATCTTGGAGCACCTAAATTAAAACACATATTAATTAAAACAATTTGAATATTATCAGGCTTATTAATTAAGTCTGGAAATACCTTTTGTGTTTCATTTATAAATTTTTGAACATCAGTTTTAAATACTTCATTAACCCTATCTTCAGAAACTTTAGTTCCAATAGGCCAACCATATTCTTCATCGGCATCAGTTATTAAATGGCCAATACCAAATGTGGCATAACCTAAATGATCTTCATAAATTTCGTATTTAACACCTTCATCAATTTTTAATTGTTCTTTTAATTTGTTTATTAAATTGTTATCCATTATATTTATCTTCTTCAAATGTTAATTTAAACTTCGGTAAGCCCTTCATGTGCTCTTTTCTAACTCTTACATTTAACATGCTGTTCACACACCAAGAGGAATCCAATCGGGATAATTGTAAAAGAAGCTCAAAAAGTTTAGCCGTTGCTTTACTTGTAGAAGTAAACACAATGTCTTTATGACTTACCAGCTTATCCTTGATAGTATTACTACCAAAATAAGTAGCTAATGCCGTTCCGTATTTACCGGTAAAACCAATATAATATGAACCGTCGGTATAGTATGTGATGTACACCTTATAAACTTTCTCAGTTAGTTTCGTCTTCATTATCTGCGCTTTGGTTAATAACAGCTTCGCTATTTTCTAATATTGTAACGGGTTTAACCGTTGGTTCAGTTTTTTGCACTATTGTCAAAATTGGCACGTTTGCCTGTTGCAATGAAGCCTGACCAACTGGTTGCTTTTGATACCCATATTCTAATAACTTTTCAGCTATTCGAACTCGTAAATTTTGTGATCTAAAATCATCTTTGCCTTTAAGCTTAGATAATTCCTTAACTAATATATTTATAGGATCTATACCTAATTTCTTTAATTTCTCTATACTTGATTTATCTATGGTACTTTTTTCAACAGTGCTTTTAGGTGGCCTTCCAGCCCCTGGCCTAGCACCTCCTTTTCCAGCCATAATTATACCGCCTATCAAGTTAAAGTTATTTTCTATTGTTAATGCTTTTTAAATATATAAGTTACCACAACATTTGTTTTATTACCACAAACGATATGGCTCTGTGTACTGTAAGGTATAGAATTTGAAAGTTTTGAGGGAGATTGTTGCCTTTGGCATAGATTGGGTCTTATAGCTTATTAGGCTTTATAGGCTTATATACTTATTTATATATTTATTTATGGCTTATAAGGCCTAGATAGGCCTAAGGCTTATATAAGCTTATATAAGCCTTAAGCTTTAGCGTTTTTCTGTAAGACATAGAATTTGAAACAGCCTTATATATTATAAGTTCTGCTCTCTTTTCTTTTTAGCCTTATAAAGGTTTATTTTACCCTCTTTGGCTTTTCTTACCTTTATTTCAGATGGTTTTTCATATCTTTGTCTTTCTCGGTATGTTTTCATTATACCTAATTTACTAGATTTGTTTTTCATCTTACGAAGTGCTTTTTCAAGGTTACCATCTTTTAGGATAACAATAAAATTACCTCGTTTTTGTGGTTTATTTATTATAACAATTACCTCCTCTCTAAAATATTAAATTAATTAATACACAAGATATAAAGCCTAGTCCAAACCAGGTTACCTCCTGTCTATTATTGGAACAAAACCAATATAGTTTTTCAAAACCGTCTCCAATTTTTTCTAACATTTTATATATATATTTATCCATATTTTCTCCTGTTTAAGCAAAGGCAAATTCAGATTGCAATATTTCACTGCTATCTAAATTACCGCGTTGAATCATAGGTACCAAGTTTCCTGTTTCATTTAATATATGTTGAAGAGGATCTTGGTCTATAATATATTTAAATTGTTCTCTGATACATTTTTGCATATCAACTACATTACAAGCATGTGAACCATAACTATCATGTGCTGATACAATATCAAAGTTACATTTATCAATTACAAGCATTAAATGTAATGAGTCCAAATTATGAATTGTATTAGGACTTATTCCAGCCTTAGCCTTACTAATATTTTGTACTGCTAATTCTGTTTTAATAATTAACTCCAATTGATAATCCCATTTATACGATTTATCTGCATTTTGTACATATAAACCATCATGAACAAATACAATACCTCTTTTATATTTAACATATTTTTGTGTAAATGGAAAATTGCTAATTAATGTTTTATGAGAATATTGTTTACCAGTACTCTTCATATATAATTCACAATTATCTTTAAACAACTTCATTGTTTCTGAAACCATAGGAAATTCTTGTTCAATTGTTAAATAAACAAGAGCACCTAAAGCCCTAGCCGCTGAATGTTGTTTGTTACTCAAATATACATTATCTATATCTCTAGTATCTTGTATTATTTGTTCACCCATACCTTGCTTGGTTGCACTATATCCATAAGTCATAACATTCCGTTTAACAATTTTACGCCATTCTTTAACGGTAAATTTAGACTTATCCCAATAAATAATATCAGTTAATTTAAGTTCCTTTTTATATCTTCTTTGATACCATTTAATTAGCTTTTTATATAACTCAGATTTTTTATCATTATTTAATTCAGCAATTCTAAACCTATTTCTAAGTTTTTCTATGCCTTTAAAATATAAATTATAATAATCTAAAGCTACATCGTCTGCTTTTTCTGCTTCCTTATGCATTTTATCCACAACAGAAACTGCTACATGTGAATACATATCACCTGGTTTATTATCTGTTGTAGGTTTTACATTAACTAAATGACCATGTTGATCATCTTTAGCTAAACTAAATAGCCATTGCAAGCCATTATTTGAACCATCTCTATAACAAATGGTATGTGATACAAACTCTTCAACATTGCCCATTGCTACAAAATGTTCATCCAATTTAGCTAACTCCATAACAGATGATAAAAATTGAAATGGTTCTTCTGCTTCCATCCAACCTTTAGCATTATATGGGTCCTTACCCATTTTAACAAAGTTGTAATATTCTTTTTCTACAAATTTAACTTTGTCTTCATGTTTTAATTTATCTTCACCAAACATATTAGCAATGTGATGATAAAGTTGATTTAATCCAGTTTTACCTAATGGTTTGCCTTCAGCAAATGAAAGCATACCTTTAGCATTATCTGAATTAAGTTCATTTAAATAAGCTGATAACGGATATAACCTACCACGGTTATCTGCTTGATATTGTTGGTAAAATACCTTTCCAACAAATGGTTTAGCAGCATTTAAAACTTGCTCAGCTTCTCTTTTCTTAGCCAATGCTCTTTCTTTTGATATTGTTTTAACTGAATTATGCTCAAAACAATCCTGATTAGTTTTTAATGCCCATTGATAAACATTAAATAATTCAGGTTTAACATAATAACCAATAGCTTGTTTTTTATTTACTGCATTTAATACAATAGGTGTATTATATTCATTAATTTGTGCTAATACAT